GCGTGGCTGAATCAGCGCCTCGGGGAACTACACGGAGGTCAGCTGTGAGCAACGTCCTCCAGACCAAGAACCCGGGGACGCCCGGGGAGTGCGAACTGTGTGGGGAGGACAGCCCCCGGCTGATCAACAGGGCCTGCGCCCGCTGCCGAGACAAGTACAATTTGCCCTAGTACAAAAAAAGTTGTACAACCCACTTTACTTCTTCGGGGGCCTCAACTATACTTTATTCACGGTTGAACAAAACCGGAACAGAAAAGGAGAACTGATCATGGCCCGCCGCGCTACCGACATTGTCAAAGAACTTGCAAACGAACTTTGTCTGAAAACAGCACAGATCGAAATCGTGACAAGAGACATGGACACCGTGTACTTCCTCGCCTATTCGGTCCCGTACAAGGCCCGAACCACCCCGGACGGTGAGCATCTTGTTCGCGGCACCTGCTGCAAGGCCCGGGAAGCGGACGCCGCCTGAAGCCGGGGGTGGGGACGCTGTCCCCACTTTACTTCTTCGGGTTCTGGCACTATACTTTATTCACATCAAGCAACTTGTAGAAATGGAGAACTGAAATGAAAACCGTGACCCTGACCAACGTAGTTGACGGCTCGCGCCGCGAACTGAAAATCAACGAAAGCCTGAAGGTGGGCGACCGCTTCCGCGACATCGCCGCCGCGATCCCGACCGCGAAGCCGGAGGAGGTCCGCAACTACCTGGACAGCGCGTATGGGCGGCACACGGCGGATGAAGTCCTGAACGGCACCCCGGTCGCCCGTCGGGTGGAGTTCCGCCGGGCTCGCCTCCTTCGCCACTTCGCTGAGATTCAACGCCAAACCGCCCGCGGGGCCTTCGAGGACTGACCATGATCCCATTCCACCAAGTCGAATCCTGGGTTGAGGACTTCCTCAGCGACCTCCGCGGGCGCGGGCTCGCTGGTTGTATCGTGAAGGACTCCCCCGCCCAGGTCATGTATCCGGAGCGGGCGCTGTGGACCGGCGAACAGCACCAGCTCGCCTTCCTGGGCGAGCCGGAGGACTACCGCCTGGAGCTGCGCCTGATCGAGGACGGGCACTGGAAGGCGATCCGGGAGGAGAAGGACCCGGGCCGCTTCAACCTGATCGTCATGGACTTCTGCGTGAAGGAGGGCTGACCGATGAGCCAAGAGTCCGACCACGAACGCATCCGCCGCCTGATCCAGGAGCGGNNGCGGCCCCCGCAGCACTTCAACTGCCGGTCCGTCCTTCCGCCCATCAACCTCGCCGCCGTTCAGGGAGGGCTCGGGCTCCTCGCCTTCGCGCTGTTCCGTCAAGCCTTCGTGGAGGCGGTGGTTGAGCAGCGCGAGCGTGACGCCGGGATCGTCCCGGGCGATCCGAACGCCCCCGCCTCCTGGGACGGACTCGAAGCCCTCCTGGGCAAGGAGCAGGTTGAGCGGATGAGGAGGGGCGGCGATTGAAGGAGCAAGTTGAATGGGAGGTCTGCTGGCTCGAACCGGGCGGCACCATCCAATCGAAGAAGGTGGTGGGGTACAACCGCGCCAGACAAGAAGCCAGCAACCTCAAGTACAAAATGCGCAACACTCCGGGCGTCCGCGTCTGGATCATGCGCGAGTTCTAGCGTGGAGGCTGTGTGAAGAAAAGGAGAACGCCCCGCCGCGGGGAGTACGTCTGCACCTGCGGGGCCTATCGGTTCCCGCACCGCTTCGGAGGCGGTCGCTGCTCGGGCTACTTCATCGCCGTGGAGCAGTGGGAGTCGCACTATGGGTCTGGCGACTGCCGCCACTGTAACTGCCTCAACCGGACGGAGGCCCGCCCCTACTGCGAAGTGGTGGAGGGCGGCGAGTCGGTCCGGGAATGCCCCGTGTGGCAAGAGTTTGTACGATTCAATGAGATCAAACTGAAGAAGGAGAAGTGACATGAGTGACGACAACACGATGGACAGCGTGATGATCGACCTGGAGACGATGGCGACCGGACCCAACGCCGGGGTCATCCAGGTCGGGGCGATCCCGTTCAACAGCCGAACCGGATTGGTGAAGCCGGACCTGTTCGAGGTGGACGTGGACCTTCACAGCGCCCTGCTGCTGGGCGGCGAGGTCGATGCCTCCACGGTTCAGTTCTGGCGGGACCAGGGCGGGCTCCAGCCCAAGCGCCCGCCGAAGGCGATGCGCTCCGCGCTGACCGACCTCGCCCGCTGGCTGGGCAAGTACCCGGACCTGAAGCGGGTCTGGGCCCAGGGGCCGTCCTTTGACGTCGCCATTCTTGAGGGTTACTATCGCCGGGCGGGCATCCCGATCCCGTGGGGATACTCCATGCCGCGGGACACCCGCACCGTGTATGACCTGGCGAAGGAGCGGGGCTGGTCGAAGCCGGAAGGCACGCAAGCCGTCCACACCAGCCTGGAGGACTGCCGCCGCCAGATCATCTGTCTCATGAGCGCCCTGAACGTCCTCCGGGGCAACCCTGAAGGAGAACCCAAGATTGGCTGACGAAATCGACTTGAGCAATGACCGCATCCTCCACGACACGGACCGCGAAGTGGCCCGGATCGCGGAGGAGGCGGCGAAGATACCGCCCGGGGAGCCGGGCGACTGTGACCTGTGTGGCGAATGGAGCGGGAGACTGGTGGGAGGAGTCTGTGCGCCCTGTCGGGACCGCCACAAGTTGCCGTGAATCGAAGAAAGTTGTATGAGGGGGCTTTACTTCTTCGGGAGCCCCCACTATACTTTCTTCACGTTCAACAAGAACGGCAACCTCAGAAATGGAGAACATCATGACCCGCACCGCCGCCTTCTACACCGACCGCGCCACCACCCGCTTCGAGGCCGGTTTCACCTCCAAGGCCGCTCAACAAGAAGCCCTCCGCGACCTCAACAGCGCCTTCGAGCTGCTGAAGCGCGACATCACCGGCCTGGTCCTGAACATCGAGCACGACGCCCGCACCGCGGATCATGATGACGTGTACTGGAACCTGGCCGACTACCCCCACAACTGGAAGGCCAAGCACTCCGCCCTCGCCCTCCGCGTGTTCCCGCAGACCGCCGCGACCGTCGCCCAGATCGAAGCCCTGGTGGAGTTCCGCGCCGCTGTCAAGGCCGCTCCGGTGGTGAAGATCGAACGCGCCAGCGACAACGCCAAGGTCGAAGCCGTGACCAAGTCCATCCGCGACCTGATGGAGCTGCGCCAGGAGCAGTACAACAACGCCCTCCGCCTCCACGACATCTTCGGCGGGCTCCCGGTCCACGCCAACGTCCACTACGTGACCAACCAGCACGGCACCACCTTCCTCCGGGCCTTCTACTACCTGAACGGCACCCTGACCCCGCTGTCTATCATCGTCGCCGCCGCGGAGGCGAAGGCCCGGGAAGCCGAAGGCAAGTGAGACGAAGCGGGAGGGCTCCGGCCCTCCCCCGAACCCAAGAAAAGGAGCCCGCCGATGCGCCCCAACCTCCTCGAAGCCCTCCGCGCAATGACGGAGGGCGAGCTGTACGCCGCCCTGTACCAGGACCCCCTCACCGGGGTCCTCAACCGCAGGGCCTTCACCGGAGCCCTCGGGGAGGCCCGGGCCGTCGCCCTCGTTGATCTGGACTCGCTGAAGTGGATCAATGACAACCTGGGCCACCGCGCCGGTGATCAAGCCCTCCAGGTCCTCGCGGATGCCCTCGTGCGGTCCTTCGGAGCTGACTGGGTGTTCCGGGTGTCGGGCGATGAGTTCGCGGTGATGGGTGATAGCCACGAACGTCTCGCCCAGGGGCTCGCGGTCCTCCGCGCGACAATCCCGGGCTTCAGCTTCGGTACCGGGACCGACATGGCGGAGGCGGACGGCGAACTGATCCAAGACAAGGCGAGGCGGGAGCGGTCCGGCCTTCGTGCCGCGCGAGGACTCCGACCGCCTTGGGTCGATTGATCGACCTCCGGGGGCTTTACTTCTTCGGAGGCCCCCACTATACTTCTTTCAGGTCGGGACGGTCCCGGCCACAACAGAAATGGAGAACCCCGACATGAGCAAGATCACCACAACCTGCATCGACAACGATGACCAGCGCCTCCAGGTCCTCCCGGCCCACTTCGGGGCGGACTTCCTCCGGGTCGAAATGGCTCTGTATGACCACCTCCAGAAGATGGCCCCGGAGGACTACAACGGCGGGTACTGGTTCATGTACCAGCTGTCCAACGGTGCGATGTACCTGGCCCCGGCGATTGAGAACCGGAAGCTGCGACTGACCGTGGACACCAACGGCTACTCGGGCGAGGTCAGCGGAGACGCCGCGGGCCTGATCACCTGCCTGTTCGTGTTCAACGCCCTCTGCTGGAAGTACCCGCAGCGCGAGGACTTCGTGGACCTGTTCTACAAGCTGCGTGACTTCGCCTTCGACCACCCGGAGGCTGAGGAAATCATCGCCGCCATCGACTGATACACCAACCCGGGGCGGAGCCGATCCGCCCCGAACTTCCCAGAAAAGGAGCAAAACCATGACCAAGACCGCCCCCAAGACCAACCTCCTGGAGGAGACCATCAACGAAGGTCACCAGGACGTGACCGCCCGCCGCATCCTGTCCCTGGGCGACTTCAAGGTGCGCCTCACGATCAAGTCCGACAGCTTCCAATTCCAGTCCTTCGCCCGCGCGGAAGTCTGGAACCCGGCGACCCTGAGCTGGAACCAGGTCCACTCCATCCACTACGCTGAAATGGCGACCCCGGAGGGCCTGTGCTACCACCCGAACAAGTCCGGCCTGAAGATCACCCACTTCACCCGCGACTTCGACCGCCTGCTGACGATGGTCAAGCAGATCATCCTCTGAAGGAGAACCCGACCATGGCCAATATGAGCTACTGCCGTTGGGAGAACACCCTCAACGACCTCCGCGACTGCGCGGAACACGTGAACGACCCCCTGGGCGGATCGGAAGCCCGCGCCCGGGCGTCCCTCCTCCAGCTCGCCGCGGACATGCTGGAGGAGGTCGGGGTGACCATCGACCGCCGCGAGCTGGACGAAGCCCTGAGCAACGCCCCGGGAGGTGAAGGATGAGCACCGAACTGATCAACCGCAGCCGGGAAGGCTACCAGCTGACCGGGTTCTATGGCGGAGACGCCCGGGGCTACTGCCTCCAGATCACGAGTGACCACGGCCATGTCCAGGTGACTCGGGAAGGAGCGGCCCGCCTCGCCGCGGACATCTTCCGTTACTTCCTGGAGACTCCCGGACCGGCGGAAGCCCAGGCGACCCTCGCCCGGGCCGCTCGCCTGTTCGAGGAGGCCCTGCCCAAGTTCAACTGGGGCGCGAGCGCCCTGGACGCCAACGCGATCCAGCTGCTCAACGAGGTCCCGGGCGAAGTCCGCGCGGCCCTGAAGGCTTGCGCCCTGTGCGGAGGGGAAGGCCACACGGCCCCGAACTGCCCGTGGGCGAAGGAGGGTGGAGCATGACCCCCGCGAAGGCTGACGCCCTGATCCAGGAGTTCATCGACCTGGGCGAACAGATGAAGCGGCTGAAGGACCGCCGGGCGAAGATCGCCCAACAGTTCGCCCCAGGACGGACGGAAGGCGACCGCCTGGCCCTGTACGTCGCCGGGCGGGGCTACTCCTCCCGCTTCGACGCGGCCCTGCTGCGCCGGTACGTGCCCGCCGCCACGTTGGACCTCTGCCGCGTGACGACCTACAAGAACGGCTCCGCCCGCGTGGTGCCGAAGTCGAAACCAAGACCCAAGAAGGAGAAGCGAGCATGAAGCGGGGAATCTACTGCGGCCCGATCCCGCACCTGATCGGCAAGACCGCGCTGCTGCGCGAGGCGACCCACGGCCATGTCGTGGCGCAGTTCGATGACTGGAGCCTGACCCGGAGCGGCGACCCGATCCCGGCGGAGAAGCCCGAAGGCCCGCCCGCGGACGCCCTGGGCTACGGCTGGCACGCCTTCCCGGCGGAGGACTTCGAGGAGAACCGGACCTGCCCGACCTGCGAGGCGACCGGCTTTCAACAAAGCACGCTGGGTCCTGACCGCTGTACCTTCTGCGACGGGACGGAAGGCGGGAACCCGCCGGAGGAGGACGCATGAACACGCCGAACACCACGCCCGACCGCCGCGTGCGGTCCATGACCTCCTCCGTGGGCACGACCCGCGACGGCTACCTGGTCCGCCAAGTGGTTGTTGAGTGCGAGGACGGCACGCTGTGGCGACTCTGCGACAACGAAGCCGGGACTGATCACTGGGTCCGGCTCCCGGCGATCCCGGGGAGGTGAACTATGTCACTGGCTGAGTTCGAGGACCGCGTGGCGGGCATCCCCTGCCTCATCGTGGTCACCTACTGGGAACCCTACGTGCCCGCGAAGGTGAGCGGCCCGCCTGAATACTGCTACCCGGCGGAAGGCGGGTGCGGTGAATGGGAAGTCCGCGACCGCCGCGGACGCCCCGCGCCCTGGCTGGAGCGGAAGCTGACGGAGGAGGAGCGGGAACGCCTGGACCAGGCCGTGTTCGACCACATGGAAGGCCGCTGAAGCCATCCTCACGATCAATGCCCCGCCGGGCGGCAATCCGGCGGGGCTCCCTCCATACCGCGCACGACCTCCGAATGGTCCGTGGGCCTTCTCCACTTCGACCGGGTGCGCTTGGGATAGAAATGTGCGCTTGGGTTCATGCTCGAAGAAGTAAAGAAGTCAAGCTGTGGTCTAAGCCATACGGGGCTGGGGTTCCCGCACCTTGCGCTTAGGTTACTTGGGATTCTTACCTGAAATAAATTCTCCCGACAAATCGACCGGCGAGGATGGCCCAGGAGAATCCTTGTTGAGGCTTTCGGCTGTCCGAAGGGCTCCCAGGGGGTTATGGTAAGTAAGTTAAGTAAGTTAAGTATCTATCTATCTATCTATCTATAAATGGCTGTTTTATATGGCCTTTTTGCCCGCTTGACTTTTTACTTTTTCGGACGTGGAAGTGAAGCGCGACCCCTCGAACCTAAGCGGAGGACGCTGCCTGCCTGCTTGGGCAATCCGCCGCCACTCGCTCCTCGGGCCTCCCCCGCGGGCGAGCGCGACCCGCCCTTGTCTAATGTACAAGCTCACGTTATACTCGCGACGAGGATGTCCTTGGGCGTGAGGCCGGGGACGGATCGCCGCGTGATGCGCGATTGACGAACAGTACACACCGAAGGGGGAGCGTGATGCACCCAATTGAGAAACTGAAGCCGAAGCCGATGGTGCCATTCACCTCGGACCGCAAGGAGCAGTACCTAGAGTTGTTCCGCACGCACCCCGAACTGGGAGGGCGGAAGTACCTGTGCGCGGAGGCCGTGGGCGTCTCCGGCTCCACCATCGACTATCACGTCAAGAATGACCCGGAGTTCGCCCAGGCTCTGGAGGACGCCCGCCAAGCGTGGATTGACGAACACTTGTTCAGCGCGGCCCTGAAGCGGGCGCGGGACGGCGTGGAGCGCCCGATCATCGGCGGGAAGTTCAAGGATGAGATCATCACCTATGAGCGGGTGTACAGCGATTCGCTGATGGCCATGATGCTCCGCGCCCACCGTGCGGAGTTCAAGGACGGGAAGGACGCGGCCAACATGACCGCCTCGGGCACCGGCGGGGTGCTGATTGTCCCGGGGGCTCCGGCCACGATCAACGACTGGCAGAACCAGTTTGGGGACCTCGCCCGCGGGACCGCGGGCCGTCCGACCGGGGAGGGCAGCTGATGTTCGCCCAGACCGAAGTGAGCAAGGCGGTCGCCATCGCCGCCCGCCCGGACTACCCGATTGAGTGGCGCGAGGCGGAGCCCGGCGAGCTGCGGGGCTACTACGTGGACCCGGAGACGGGGAAGGAGTCGGAGGCGACCTGGTGCCCGCAGTACGGGTCGCAGCTCGCCTTCCTCATGGCGCATCCGATCTTTGAGGTGCTGTATGAGGGGACGCGCGGCCCGGGCAAGACCGATTGCCTGCTGATGGACTTCCTCCAGCACGTGGGGAAGGGCTACGGGTCGGAGTGGCGCGGCATCTTGTTCCGTCAGACCTACCCCCAGCTGTCGGACGTGATCAACAAGACCAACAAGTGGTTCAAGCGCATCTTCCCAGGGGCCAAGTACAACAAGGTGGAGCACAAGTGGACCTTCCCGGACGGCGAGGAGCTGCTGCTGCGTCACATGAAGTCGCCGGAGGATTATTGGAACTACCACGGCCACGCCTATCCATGGATTGGCTGGGAAGAACTCTGCAACTGGGCCGATGACAAGTGCTACACCGTCATGATGTCCTGCTGCCGCTCCACGAAGCCGGGGATGCCCCGCTGCTATCGGGCGACCACCAACCCCTACGGCCCCGGCCACAACTGGGTCAAGGCCCGCTTCCGCCTCCCCCACATGCGCGGTCGGGTGATCCTGGACGCGATGCGAGACGGCGAGCGCGAACCGCCCCGGGTCGCCATCCACGGGTCCATCTATGAGAACCAAATCCTGCTCCACGCTGACCCGGAGTACATCAGCAAGATTCGAGCCGCGGCCCGGAACCCCTCCGAACTCGCCGCCTGGCTCCACGGCTCCTGGGACATCATCGCGGGAGGGATGTTTGACGACATCTACCGCGGGGACGTACACGTGGTGCCCTCCGTCCCGCTGTCGGTGATCCCGAAGCGGTGGAAGATTGACCGCAGCTTCG